AGGCAAGAATGGCCCGCAGAATGTTTACGCTGTTATGATACAGAACGTGTTAACGGTAAAAGCATAAGACAGAATGCAATAGAGTTTGATGCTAAACAGACTAACAAAGATTATCTTATAGTGGGTGGCATACTAGATAATGTATGTAATAGTGCCTGCTTTACCTGTTCAAAAGAATACAGTACAAAGATTGGTAGTCTAATAGATAAAATATATCCCATAGTAGATAATAGTGAGGCCTACTGGAACTTACCATTAGAGCGTGTTGTACATTTAGATATTAATGGCGGTGAACCTAGTGCCAGTAAGAACTACAAACGCATACTACAGAACTTACCGCCTAACTTGGAGTCATTGAGACTAAACACCAACTGTAGTTTGATTATAGAAGAACTTGAGGATATAGTAGCCAAAGGCATAGATGTAACTGTTACTGTAAGTTTAGATGGCATTGAGGCAGTACACGATTATGTACGCTGGCCTATTAAATGGGATAAGTTTTATAGTAACCTTATGATTTATAAGCAAATGAAAGTTAAACTTAATACCTGGACCACAGTCAGCGCACTTAATATTAAGGACTTTAAAAACATTCTAAAGTTTGTTAGTAAGAATGAACTTAACCACAGTTATGCTTTTTTAAATGACCCTGATGTGTTGAATGTTAAGTATTGGAATAGGTATACAAGTGCCTGTAAAGGACAATTTAATCGTGTTGCCACAGACCGCAACAATGATTTAGAATTAGATGTGTTTTTAGAAGAACAAAATCGTATTAGGGATATAAGTGAAAGCCTACGCTGAAATTACTGCAGACGTCAAAACTATCGCAAATGAAATACTTGATTTCATATCAGATAATGATGATATAGAATTATACAACGGTAGCCCTTGGAAGTTTTTAGATACCAAGAAGTTACTTACAGCTTCGCCTGCACTTCTTGATTTCTTTAAACAAAATAGGTTACTAGTTAAGGATAGTGCTATAACATATATTACTGACACTAACGACTTGCCTATGCATGTAGACGAAAAACCTGTTGTAGCCAAGATGAACTTTCCAGTTTGGAATACTGTAGGATGGACTAATCGTTGGTATACTGTTGATAATTTAGAAAACTTTCCTAAAATTAAAAATCAATTTGGAAGTGAAATATATGACTTATCTAATGCGCAGGGCAGTTTGCTAACAGAGTATCGTGATATGCCCAATCCTATTGTGTTTAATAGTAGTATTCCGCACAGTGTAGAACGATATGCTGACGATGCCAAATCTCCAAGAATAATAGCTAGTTTTACATTTCACAAGGAACCAATCGAATGGCTAAAATAGCAATTACTGGACATAGTGCTGGTATTGGACAAGCACTAGCAAAAATATATGAAGAACAAGGACATGAAGTTGTAGGACTTAGTCGCCGCAACGGTTACAATATTAGAAACATACCAAAATTAACAGCACAAATAGAATCTTGTGATCTGTTTATTAACAATGCACAGGTTGGATTCGCACAAACTGAATTATTGTTTGCAGTTTATGAACTTTGGCAAGGTAAGCCAAATAAAAAAATTATTAATATTAGTACGCTCATGACTAGTGAACCTAGTAGTTGTTTAGAAGGATTTGATATGTTAAAATATCATGTAGAAAAAACAACACTAGAAGAAGCTATAAGACAACTACGTGCAAATCATTCTTGGCCTAAACTTTGTTTAGTTAAACCTGGAAAAGTTAATACACAAGGTGATGGCGGAGTCAATGTAGATGCTTGGGCGAAACGCATTGTAGACATACTGAATTCAGAACCGTATATGCAGGTAGAAGAAATAGCCATCGGAGAGTATTGGGAATGGACTCCAAAGATTACTTAACTAATCGCAGTTTCTGTCCTATTCCCTGGACGGGTTTTATGTATAACTTTGACGGTAACGTAAAGACCTGTATCCGATCCAGTGAGCCAATTGGGAACATTAAAGATCAAAACATAGATGAGTTGTTGAATAACGCTAACAATAAAGATACTCGACAGCGTATGTTGGATCATCAACCTGGAAAAAGATGTTCCCCTTGTTACGATTTAGAATATAAAGAGAATAAATTTGATATAATCAGTGATAGAGTATTTTATCTCAGAGAATTAAAAGAAGTACCGTTAAAACTTTACGACGATGTTGATTCTTTTGAGCTAAACAAAATAGACATACGTTGGACAAATCTTTGTAATTTTGGTTGCGTATATTGCGGACCAGAGTTCAGCAGTATGTTAGCACACGAACGTGGAGTAACAGTTGATACCCCGACAAAGGAACAAACAGAAAATTTAAAGAATTATATATTTGAACGTGTTGAACAACTTAAACACGTTTACTTGGCTGGTGGTGAGCCTCTACTCATGAAGCAAAATTTTGAGCTTCTAACTCTGTTAAAAGAAAAAAATCCAAATGTTAATTTACGCATTAATACCAATTTAAGTAAAGTAGATACAAGGATATTTAATCTAGCCTGCGAGTTCAAGAATGTACATTGGATAATTAGTGCAGAGACACAAGACGAGGAATATGAATATATACGTTATGGTGGCACTTGGAAAAACTTTTTGAAAAATTTAGATATTATATCTGGACTGAATCATAAATTTTCATTTAACATGTTACACTTTGTTTTAAACTCAATGAGTATATTTAGGTGTATAGATTTCTTTAAGGAAAGAGGATTCCATAATAATAGTTTTATAATTGGACCAGTCCTAACTCCTGATTACCTAAACATTAGACAATTACCAGATAAGATGCTAAAATTAGTCAATGACGAACTTAAATTAAGAATAAATCAATCACCGGGTTTTCTATTAGAAAATGGTTACAGAAATATGTTACGATATATCAAAACTCCGATTGAAAAAAACTTAACAGAAACATTTAATCAATTAAAGATATTAGACACTAGACGTGGTGTCGACAGTAGTAAAATATTTGTAGATCTATATAAGGAAAAATAAACATGGCAAAACCGTTTGATGTATCAAAATTTCGTAAAGGGCTTACTAAAAGTATTGCTGGCGTTAGCTTTGGTTTTAATGATCCTACTGATTGGATATCAACAGGAAACTATGCGCTCAACTATCTTATCTCAGGTGATTTCCACAAAGGTGTACCGCTCGGTAAGGTAACAGTATTTGCTGGAGAGTCAGGCGCAGGTAAAAGTTATATCTGTTCAGGCAACATTGTAAAAGCCGCACAGGACCAAGGTATATTTGTTGTACTAATTGATAGTGAAAACGCACTCGACGAGGACTGGCTAAAAGCACTAGGTGTTGATACTAGCGAAGAAAAACTGTTAAAAATGAATATGGCAATGATTGATGACGTTGCTAAAACAGTAAATGACTTTATGGCAGAGTACAAGGGCATACCAGAAGAGGATAGACCCAAAGTACTATTTGTAATTGACAGTTTAGGTATGTTGCTAACACCAACTGATGTTGATCAGTTTAGCAAAGGTGACTTAAAAGGTGATATGGGTCGTAAGCCTAAAGCACTAACAGCACTTGTACGTAACTGCGTTAATATGTTTGGTAATGCTAACGTAGGACTTGTTGCTACTAACCATACATACGCAAGTCAAGATATGTTTGATCCAGATGATAAGATATCGGGTGGACAAGGTTTTATCTACGCATCCAGTATTGTAGTTGCTATGAAGAAACTTAAACTTAAAGAAGATGACGACGGTAATAAGATTAGTGATGTGCGTGGTATTAGAGCAGGTTGTAAGGTAATGAAAACACGTTACGCAAAACCATTTGAAGGTGTACAGGTTAAGATCCCATACGAAACAGGTATGAATCCATACTCGGGACTTGTTGATTTGTGTGAAAAGAAAGAACTTCTTCAAAAAGATGGCAACAGGCTTAAATACACAACTTCAACGGGCGAAGAAATTAAACAATTCCGCAAGGAATGGGAGCGCAATGAAGGTGGTTGTTTAGATACTGTTATGAACGACTGGAATGAAGCTCCTGTAAAAATAAGTGAAAGTGTGGAAGCCCCTGAAGTTGACTTAGGAGAAGAACAAGATGTCGATTGATGTAGATGTTTTAGTAGAATCATATACTATACTTAAACAATACATTCCTGCGAAGGAGCGCCAAGAAGCGGCAGATAATTTAGTTAGTATGCTTGTTGACACGTTATCGGAAGCACAGTTAAAAGAGTTTTCGATCGCTGACAATTATACAAAACGTGCAGTACAAGAGTATTCAATTGATGAAGATGAAGACTACGACGATTACGAAGAATAATGTGGTATAATAAAGTAGTTCAAAATTTAGAAAATATTCCTAACTTCATATTCTATTATGAAGCACAACTTGAAACGGCTAAAAAAGAGACTTTCATAAGCGGTAGTCTTGAAAAAGCCGCGGCAAACTTACCAGGAATAACAGAGCACCGTTTTAATCAGTTACAAGAAATTGAAGCGGTGCTTAACTACCTAAACATAGAACTACGCAAGAAACGTAGAAAGTATTTTCAAAAATACCTGGAAGGATATCAACGAGCGTTATCGAGTCGCGATGCTGAAAAGTATGTTGATGGCGAAGATGAAGTAATTGAATTTGAGACACTAATTAATGAAGTTGCACTACTACGCAACAAATGGCTAGGCGTAATGAAAGGTCTTGAAAGCAAGAACTTTATGTTGGGCCACGTTGTGCGTCTACGTACAGCAGGAATGGAAGATGTAACCTTATGATAACATTTAAAAATGAATATGAGTCGCACGAACACAGTTTACAAACACTTGAAGAACTATACAACTATGATAGTTTCTTAGACAGTTTAGAAATTATTGCTGACTTTGGTTGTGG